TCCTTGAGGTAAAGAATAACTTTGACCTGGCTGTGTATTCTGTTGACCAAACATTCCCATAATATTAGCTGCGGATAAACCCCCACCGATTCCTGTCGCTAGTGGCATTGGTTGGAATGGTTGTGTCGGTGATCCCGGCATTGCTCCTGCAATACCTCCGTAGATGTTTGCTACATCTTGAACTCTTTGCATCGGTAACTGGTAACCTTGTTGTGCACCTAGAGCCAACTGATTTAATTTTTGTTGTTCTAGAGCTTGGTCTGCAGCACCCATTGCTTCTAGACTTGCAATTCCTTGTTGCTCTAGGCCGGTTTGGTAAGTACCCATCTGTTGTAGTTTGGCTAGTTGCTGGTCCTGTCTAGTTAATGCTTGGTTATATCCTTGACCGTATAGACCTGCTAATAGTGCGGCTCTGTTTCTGTCAGACTCTGATTGATACTGACCCATTTCAACACCTTGTCTTGCTCCACCAAAAGCTCCTACGTTATAAGCATTGTCTCTAATTTGTTGTCTTCCTCGACCTGCTTGAAGATCATATTCTTGCATAGTCGTGTCTATGATTTCCTTTTGGTAAGGAGACATAAAGTCTTTATAGCCTTGAGATGGATCTAATAATTGTTGTTGAGAAATCTGATCTAAGTAAGGTTGGTAAGAAGCAATTCCCGTTCCCCCTGTGAGACCCGTTATTTGTCCGGAAGCGTCTCTTTGAATATTTCCCAGACCATACATGTCTGAAAGTTTCTGTGCACCTTTTTGTTGGAATGCTGTTTGACCGGCAACTTTTGGAAGCATTGCTCCTACATCAATAGGAGTCCCTAGTTGCCCGATACCTGCTTTAAGTATCTCTGAACCGTAAGGTTGTAGAGAGGCACTGGGTAATAATCCAAATCCTGCGGGCATTGCTGTTGCCATTACGCTGTCATCCTTTTAGATTGCGGGCTTGCTTCTAAATGTTTCATTGTGTCGTACATTCTTTGCGCACCTTTATTAATACTTCCACCGCCTGCAGCTCTTACTGCATCGGCTGTCATTACAAATTCGTTTTTAGATAATCTTGCTGGGACATCGTCTGCTCTTTCTCTTCCGCCAATTGGAACAAAGCCACCAGTTGTTCTATAATCTTTTTCTAATCCCCCTAGATTCATGATACCTCCAGGAGCTTTTCTAATTCTTCCGCCATCTTTTTCTCCAGGTCCGTAGTCAAGCATTATTTCTAATTGTTCCATTTCGTTTTCTTCTTCAGATGTAATAGTTCCTGCATTAGATTTTTTTATTAATTCACTTAACCTGTGTGCCATATCTCCACCAGCAGCATACCCAATTCTTCCACCGTGTCTTAAGCCTGCGATACCACCAGTAGCCATAGGCCCTGGGACATCACCTGAACTTAATTCTTTTTGAGCTTGTGCGGCAGCTTCTGCTGGAGATAAACCTAACTCTAATAATTCTTGATATCTATTTTCTAAAAATGCATCATTGCCTTCATGAGAAGCCATCTGCATGTCTCCTGTAGCAGCAGGTGCTTGACTAATATAATCCATCCAATCCCCACTATCGAAGAAGATTTCAAAATCAAATTCGTATATTTCTTGATTTACTCCACCTGAGTTCCAGACACCCCATGCGTCTTGTCTTGGGTTTCCTGTGTCATAAAAAACTTGTTCGCCAATGTTGACGCCTTCTTCCATTTGAAGGTCATATGGAGTAAGCACTTCTTCGTCCATAGTTTCTACTTCCCATTCTTCAGGACCTCTTGCATATCTCTTTCTTTGTTTATTCGGGATGGACATCAATCCACCTTGCGCTGCAACTGCAGTAAAATCTGTAACACCGGCTTTAGTTGTAGGTACTCCTGATACCGTCATAGGGGTATAGTTTATATCAATAGCTGCTTGTGCCTCCTTACCGGCTGCTGCAACTTGTTTCATATAATCATCATAAGCTGCTTGTTGCATCTCATTTTTCTTTTTTTGATCTTTGTAAGATGCATATGTGGATATTGCTGCTACACCTGTTTTAATTAAAGGCTCGTATTCTTGAGCTGTTTCAATCCAATCTAAAATATTTCCCATAATTTCTAATTCCTTATTGTATGATTATATATAAAAATCGCAGGGATTTTACCTGAGCTTATCACTTTACTTGTTTTTTTAGCGATCGTCAATATCATCTTATATTTTACTGCCCGCTCCAACATTAATTTGAGCTACTTTAATATGTACATCTCTTCTAATATGTTCTCTTTTAGTGGCTGTTGTAACGTCATTTACATCATCGTCAGCTTCTTTGTCTGACATATACTCTTGGCCCGTTTCCTGGTTGGTAAGAGTTACCTCTACTTCTGGCTTGATAAAATGAACCTTTTTACCGTCTATTTCTTTGTATTCACTGCTAGCTTCTTGTTCAATAAATGGCATAATTCTCCTATGATCTGCTCGTTTGTAATACTGAAGCAGTCATTTTTATAACATTTCCTGTGGCACATTGCATCTTTATTTTATCCCCTGCTTCGAGAATAATTATATTGTTAAAGGTTAATAAATCAATACTACCACTTGCATTAATACTTACTGTGTCCCACTCATAATCAGTACCGGCCGATCCATCATATACTTGAATATCCACATCTAAAGCTCCACTATGAGTATTATATAATTTTATACTTTTAATAAGAGAAGTAGTCTCTGTCGGGGTTTCATACATATCATGATATGAACCAGCGGGGGTAATCTTTGCTTGAATATTTTTATATACGTTAGCCATTATGTTAAAAAGAAATTAAACCTTTCTTGATCTTCTTTATCCGGTTGCATGTATGTTGAATTTAACTGTTCTATAACTGAACTAATAGCTCTGTTGATTTGTCTTTGATTATCTTCGGTATATTCTTTTCTAGGTTCCGGTAATCTTACTACTATTTTAGCCATTATCTTCTCCCATCCGCTTGAACATCGACTTGAAAAGTCCCGTATCTCCAGTCTTCTCCAGCACTTTCATTTTCTATTTTAATATTTGCATATCTTCCTCGAGCCCTTGTGTCAAATTTTGTTGAAGACGAGGTAACACTAAAAGGACTTAGAGCACTATCTGTAGAAGAATTAGATGGATAATCTTTTATTCCAACAGTTACTTTAGCAGTTCCTGTTAAAGTTTTAAAATCCGGAATAAATCTTCTCATTGCGACGAAATATTCTCCCATCCCTTTATCTGTTTGAATAGCAAAATCATAAGATTGCAACGAAGAAGTTAGTGCTGTTGTGCTTCCATTAGGATTAATTTGATCGGTACCTGTTTCCTGTTGAAAAAATACACTCTGGCCTAATCCCGTTTCCCCAATAATACTGGGATAACTGCCTGTAGAAGAGCTGTTAAATTGTGTTGCGTAAGGTTTAGGATAAACAATAGAATCAATCCATGTAGTTCTAATTGAATTAGTATTTATTCCCGTATACCAAACACCTGTGGGTAGTTGAGTTTTTTCTCCATAATTAAATACTACATATTTGTCATTATATGTTTCCCCTTGACTGGGGTAATACCAAATAACTTCAGTAAATAAGTTATTAATTCCTGCAGAGACTTGTTGTCCTTTAGTAGTGTCAAAGTCTCCATAAACATAATCTTCTACTGAGCAGGATAAAGTATTAACAGTACCATCAAATGAGAAGAAACCATTATTTCCCATCCAATAAGCTACACCATCTATTTCAACTACTGCATTTTGACCTAGAAGACCACAGTTGGTTCCTACTTGTTCGAAGCCAAAAGTAAATGGAGCTCCAACAAATTTCATAGAATATAAAGCATTATCCGTCCAGATCAATATATTCTCTTTTCCTTTAATGGCCCCCATAATTTTTGTACCATCTTGAAGTCGTTGAGTACCTGCACTATTATCTGCAGTCGGTGCAAAAGTATTTAAAGCTTCTTGATCGGAAAACCTAATAAACATATCATCCTGAGTAGAGGGTGTACCAACAGTTGTTTCTGTTCCACAATGAATTAAGTGTCGAGTAGTTGGAGAAACTAAACTCATTCTAGTAGCCGTTGGATTTCCATAGTCGCCATCAATATATGTTTGATAACTAGTAGTTGAGTTCGAGGCTTTAGTTGTAAATCTAGCAGATCCACTTACACCTGAGTTCCAAGTATATGTTTTACCGTTAGCAATAGTTGCAACTAAAACTTCACCCCAGTTACCTAGTGACCAGAGACCCGGTTCTAGTGTAACGTCAGAAGCATTAACTGCATTTCCCCATGGCGTATAGTTGGTTGCATTATAAACGGCTGTTGCATCTGCATGAGTTTGGCCGTTCGAAGTTCCTACTGTTGCAGTTCCGTAAGCACCCCTGGTGATTGTTGTTAAATCGTTTGTGGAAACTCCTGTGTAAGAAATTAATTCATTCTCCACAAGAATAGTTCCATTTGAAGTTGGAAACCCGGTCGCTGAATCTAAAGTTACACTGGTACCTACTCCCCCTGTACCGGCGGTATCGGCTAATAAGGCTCCATCTAATTCATCAGTTTGAACTCCCGCTATAATTCCTCCATAACTACCCACTCCAAATCCATATCCATAAGTTTGTGCTGCCGGACCCACAGTTGCATAAGGTTGAACTTTCATACTTCCACCCGTGGCCACCACAGAAGAAGCTTGATTTAAAGAGTTGATAGTAAAAGTTACAGAAGTTGGAACACTTAAAACTTGAAATTTTTTATCTTCAAAATCAGTTGCAGATAGACCTGTTCCTCCGGGTAAAGTTACACCGTCTAAAACAAAAATATCACCCACCTCTAAATTATGATCAGAGGTTGTAGTGATAGTACACGTTTTAACGGTGGTACTATCTGTCGCTAATGTGGAACTTGTAAATTCGGTTTGCGCCCCCGCATTATCAGAACGCCAAGGTGTTATATCGTAAAGAGTTCCTTCAAAATATATAAGTAGAAATTTATCGGTACCAATAGCAACATATTTATTACCATCATTATCGACAAAAGCGTGTTGCTTTCTTGCGACCCCAACAATTGTATCTGTTAATAAAGAAGACCATCCTCCTACTTTTTCCGGAAGACCATATCTCCATCTAACATTATCTGAATCTATCCAACGATCGGTTGCTCCAACAGCAGTGTCCTGCTTATCGACACCCGGCTGAAATTTCATTTCAAAGAGCGACATTTTTTAGCTCCTACGAAGTATAATTACTTTTATAAGCCCAGCCTCTAGTGGCATCTACATAGACTAAAGTAAGGGATTGACCATTATTGCTTAAAGTTAAATTAGAGGCAGCCGTATTAATAGGATTTCCATTTCGATCTACAGTTAAATTATTAGATCCAAAAGTACCTCTTGCATCAACAATAGCTACTTCGTCTCCAGCAGAGGGAGAAGCGGGAAGGGCAACTGTAATTGTGGATGATGTTGTGTTTGCTAAAATTTGAGCACCGGCAACGGCAGTGTAAGGACTATTAGAATCTGTAATAGTTGCATACCCTTTTTCCAGAACAGTCACTACTGTCTGTGTTCCATTTGATTTACATAAAACTGTTGAACCCGGTGGAATAGGTTGTGTGGTTCCTGAAGCCGTTAAAACTCCAACAGTATAATTGGAAGTTCCTCTAACGGTATCGTCTTTCATAACCCAGACTCTTTCGGCAGTACCCGGCATTGTAACAGTTCTGTTAGCTGCTAAAGTACCATAAAGTCTGTAATAAATATTTTTACCTGTTGAAGTAGCTCCATCCGTTAAAACAAGTGTCGAGCTAGCCGCAGAGATGTCTACATCTAATACCCCTGTTGAAGTTTGTTCTATAATTTGTAAGTTTGTATTAGTTATAGTTCCCCACAAACCGGCTTTTTCACCGGTCGTGATTAATTCTAATTGTGCGTTTGTTGAATAAGTTGATGCCATAATATTAACTTGGGTCTATTGGTACCCAGACCATAGTAGCCCCCGGTATAATTTCACTCCATGTTATCGCTTGTGCCGTTCCTGTAGAAAGCGCGAAGGCGCCGCCTGTAGGAGTTACATTTGCGTCAGCTGTTATTGTAACAGTTCCTGAAGTAATTACAACACTATTTCCGGAAGGGGTATAGTTGGCATCAGCACTAACCGACACCGTTCCCGTTCCTAGAGTTACCTGAGATCCTGTAGGGCTGACATTAGCATCCGCGGTAATAGTAACTGTTCCAAAACCTAAAACAACATCTGAACCATCGGGAATCTCAACTATCGAATCTGCTGTAATTCCAGGATTACCAATACTAATAGATAACTGCGTTTTCGCAGCCGTAATAGTTACGTTGTTTTGATTTGTAATGGACGCAAAAGGTAAAGATGCAAATCCGTAATCACTTCCTAAGAGCATGGTTACGCTCCTGGTTTAGTTGGCCATGTAACAGCGTCTACTTGTTCAACTGTTGTTAATCCGTTAGTTAAATCTCTTAATTCTGTTCTGTATGTTTGCCATGCTGTGTTGTCAGCTACTGGCGAATCGGCTAATACTATCCAATCTGTTTCTGCTAATTTAGCATTTCTTTTTACTCTTAAATCTTCCATAGCTCTATCAAACGAAGATTTAGGTGGTTCTTGCAAAGCTTCAAATGCAGTGATTTCTGCTGCTGTCATTTCAATTTGAATACCATCTACATTTTTATATCTAGGCATCTACCACTCCATATAATCTAAAATTTCCTTGTGCTATATCCCCACTTAAAAAAAAGAATTTAATTCCATCCATTTCAATGGAGGTATCTCTGTAAGTTCCACTATAATAATTACAAGCATTGTAACCAGATTCTTTAGAATAAGTACCATTTCCATAAACAGATGGGGGCATCCCGCTATCATAAAAATCATTTAAATAAACTACGCAAGATGTTCCATACTCACCACTTCCATCGCCCATTCCATCTCCACCGCCTAATAGGCCTATATGTGCTGCACTTGTACTATAGTCGTTTCTTGCAGTTCCACCATTATCCAGTGCTGAAGTAGTAAACGCATAATCTGCCGTTTCATAAGCTCCATCAGAAGCATCTCTCATTTGACATTTGAATACCTGATCTGCGGATTGTGGAACTAGTCTACTAATAAAAACAGCATAAGTTTTATAAGTTGCACTTAGTCCTGTAAATTCAGTGCTCGCTGTATTAGAAGTAATGTTTGTTTCTGCTATTTTTACTAAAGACGCAGGGTTATAACTCGTAGTTGCTGTACCACCATTACCCGCTGGCAATGTTCCTGTAACATTACTTGTAAGATCTACAGTAGCCCCATATGCGTTTGTGTTTAATCTTGTTAGTGCCATTATCCGAACAATGCCTCCACTTCTGCGTCAGTAAGGGCCTCGCCGGTTTTTAATTTTGCTTTTCCTGATTTTCTGTTATTTACTTTAGCTATATCTGCATCTTTTATTTCTTGTATCTTTGCATCTACTTCAGCTTCACTTGGTAGTATTGCTGTAGCATCATTTAAAATAATATGCTCATATTTCATTCGTTGGTCATTTGGAATTTTATTTCCATCATCATCAACTTTTCTCCAACCATACCAAGCTGGTTTGCCTTGATTAAATTTTAATAATGCTTCTTGAAAATAATCTCTATCCATTTTATGTTTCTCCTAATTTTTTCATAACTACCCATGTTCTGGTATTAGCTGTTTGACCTTGCATTGTTGTAGTACTATTAAGGTTATCAATATCTAGTTTAAATTTTACTAGTGAAGTATCAGTTACATCAACTATCACAGTGGAAGGAACTACCATTTTCCAAATATCTGAAGAACCTTCATGTCCACAAATTCCATAAGCTTCTATTGTATAAGATGAATCATCTAGTGTAATTTGTATTGCACTATTAACTGTTACATCAGTATCTGTAGCATGTACACTAAATGTAAAAGTAACTTCCCAAATGCCTGAGCTAGGAGCAGAAAAAGCTGTTCCAATTCCAGCGAAACCTCCTGTATCAACTCTTTCCCAGTTATTTTCAATTGGTTGTTGATTAGTATTTGAGTTCGCTGTAACTCTCCACATATCCATTCCAGCAAGTCCACCAAACCCCGAAGCCGTTCCTAAATTTGAAAGAGTTGCACCACTAGGAATAGTTATCGTATCCCCACTCGCGCCAATTGTAATAACATCACCGGCTTCGTTGATAATATTATTACCTGAA